AGTTGAAACCATCCGGGGTGAACCCATAGGTGAGAGGCTTCGATGTAGCACCGATGAGGACGGCCACGGACAGAGCGTTACCGCTCGGAACGTAGATAACACTCCAATTGCCGGTGGAGGCCTGTGATGCTGGTACTGGATTTAGTGCCACGATGATTCTCCTTTAAATTGAAAAAAGCCCAACGGAGAACCGATGGACGAGATACCCGCGGGATGCGGGCAGAATTGGGAAGTGGTTAGGCGGGGTCGCTGACCCAGCCCACTTGCGCGACGTGGAAGCACAACGGTGGGGTGACCGTGTTATCGATCTGCACCGGAATGGGAGACCGGTAGTACAGGCGTTGATTACGACGCCCAGCCACAGTCGGGATGATCCCGAAGCCAGCCACGACAAGGCCACCTTTCACCAGATCGGCGTTCACCTTCGCCTGATTCGCGGAGGAACCCACCGTGTGGATAGTGAACTCAGGATGCTCTGTACTCGCCGGCCCCGTGAACCGGGTTTGCTCGTCAACACCATCTCCTGGGTGAATGATCCAGTACGGGAGCGGGAGAGCGCCACCAGTGGGCGGTGCGGGGGCCGTGCTGACGTACACGCGGCCAGCATTCACCGAGTTAGCAGCCGTAGCCGCCGCCTGCACCAAAGACTGAAACGCGAGGGTGTCATTCCAACTCACTTCAACACCTCCCCAATCGCAATCTCTAACCCGTGCAGAAAGTCGCCCTGATTCTCCTGCAACGCACCGGCCCCATACCCGCGCGGGGCAAGGTTGTTCCCCGGTGCACCGAACTCGATAACCGTCACAATGGGGGCTTGTGCGCGACCCGTCTCGGCACCAATCTCAGCGGTGATAACGGATGAATCCTGCCCCGGTTTCGCGTCCAAGTCGTACGTGATCGTGTACGCACCATGAGGGACACCCTCAGTGCCCTTCAACTTGTCCTTCCACGCATCCTTGATCTTCCGCGCCGTGATCTCCGTCGCCTGCCGGATACGTTTACCCGCATCGCGTGGCGCTTCACCAAGGTCAGCGGCCAACTTGTCAAGCTCGGAAAAGTCCATGCTGAAACCGTCCGGCATGGTGGCCCCTAACTGACGATACTTACCGGGAAACGACGAGCCGTCGCATGAGTCTGAGCCACCTGAGCCTCAACACGAGCAGTAACCACCGTGCCCGGATCAAGAACCGGACTGATCGTGATCGTCGCCACATCATCAGCCAAAACAGCATTAGAACCAGCGATAGGCAAAGACAGAATGCCGCGATCCTTCGCAATGGTCTGCCCAGCCGCAACAACCTCCTGCGGGCGCACGAACGGGAAACGCAAACGACACTTACCCGTATAGATAGTCGCGAACACATCCACATTCGCACCCGACGCATCCACCGTCGTCCCCGTCATCCGGGTGATGATGCAAGTCGACTCCATCTGAGCCTCACCGACCACCCGACCGAACATCGTCGCACCAGACGCCATGCTCACCGGGACGCCTCCACAACCCACGACGACCGGCCATAATGGTCAATCAAATACTGTTCCGTGTTCGCGGAAAGACTCATCCCGGTACCCACACCACCGTCAGCGAACGCCGCCTTGAAGTCATCGATCGCAACCGACGACAGACCGCCCGCGTTCAACCCGAGACCCGCATTGATGGTGAGGAGAACTTGCCCCACAAGGGCACAGTTGATACCGACCAGATCGGACGGGGCCGCCGCCAGACCATAGGTGAACGTGATCGTGATCGGCACATCAGACGACACACACACCGTGTCCTGCACCAACGTGAACGCCACCGGCAACCCGTTAGCATCCACAATCGAATCAACTGATCGAACAAACGATTGAGGCAGGGCCACCCGCCCGCCCACCGGATACACAAGGTACGACGACGAACGGGACGGGTAGACCTGATTCCGCATCACACCACGCATCAGAGCCGCGGCATCCTCAAGCAGCAAGGTCACCTGAGCCTGCTGAGCAGGAGAATATGTGACCCCCAATCGGGAAGCAAGATCTGAAAACGTAGCGAATGCGGTCATGGCTCAGAACGCCAGGTTGGTGAGCATGCCGTGGGCAGACTCGGGGCCGTACGCAAGACCGACCTCACCGTAAAGCTGGATGTCATCAGACGCACCAACCTTGGCGAGCGGCTCAGCGAACACGTGACCCTTACCCGGGGTCTCGAGGAAGACCGCCTGGCACACGTCAAGCGACGCGAGCACAACGGTGTCCTGGGCAAGACGACGGGACAGCATGATGTTGATCACGCCGAAGTCGGTAACGACGGTCGAAACCGCAACACCACCGACCGTGCGGGACTGCTCGTAATACTGGGTCGAAAACGCGGTCGAGATGGCGAGCTTCTGCGACGACGGGACAATGAACGTCGCAGCGTTCAGGTCCGTGATCCCACCAGCGTCGTACACGATCTGGGCGAGGTTGTTGAACGTCGCCTTGGTCGATGCCGCAGCACCACGGTTGGAAACGAGCGAGATACCCGTAGCCGTACCGAGGATGATCGCAGCGCCGGCAGGAAGCGTCGAAACGGAGAACGCGCCCGTGGTGAAACCAGCCGCGATAACGTAGTACGCCCGCCCCGTCACAAGACCGGTGGCCGCACCAATGGCGCGGAACACAACCTTGTCACCGACGGACAGGCCGTGCGCCGCAGCGGTGATCACGGTCGTAGCCGAAGTGGCGGCCGTGACAGCGATGCCAGCACCAGCGGTCTTGTTGGTCACGATCGCGTTCGTCAGACCGAGGGTCTGGCGTGCGGTCGAGTTGTTCGCCGGCTTGTTGTATGTACCGTTGAGCAGCGACCACTCGATGTCGAGAGCCATCTGCTTGAGGCCCTTGTCTACCTGCCAGTCAGCCTCGGAGCGAACCGGGTTCGTCGCCTCCGTGTTCGTACCTGCGTGCTGCCCGTAAGCGGCAAGCTTCGAGTACGCAACCGAGATCTTCGACTGGTGGATTTCCACAACGTTCGTCACGTTCGCACGGACACGCTCAACAGCGGTAGGCGCAACAGCACCTTCCACCTGAACGTTCTGCGCCGGCGCGGCGAAGTCGTACGTCTGCCATTCGAACTCGGTCGAGATGACCTGACCACCACCATTCAGCCCACCAATGGAGGTGAGGAACGGGGTATCGGACGGGGCGATCTGAAACAGTTCGCCAGTGAAGTTGGGCAGGTTATAGGTAGTACCAAGCCCGGTAATTCCAGCCATTACGGCTCCTTAGGGTGAGAGAGTTGACTACGGATTGATTGGCCGTAGCGTCGAGAGTTTGTGAGCGATCGACCCGCGAACATCGCCAGCCGCAAGAGCTGCGGCGGCGCGTTCCTGGGCTGTAGCGGAAGGCTTCGGGGGCGGTGTCGCCCCGTTGTCACCGCCGCCCTTGAACCGGTTGGCTACGACAGCCGCAAGATGCGGTTTCCGAACCAACAGGTCAGCAATCGCGTCGTTGAGTGCGTCAGAATCGACATCCCCGTTTGCGTCGACTTCGAAATCAGAAATCTTGATGAACGCGAGAGCATCAGCCGGATCCGCGAGCACACCCTTCGCAGCACTTTTCAGTTCCGCAGTAATGACTCGTGCATTCGCCTTTGTGGTGACCTCGGCTACGGCCTCACGCCGTGCGGCGTCTAGTGCTTGCTCTTCGACGGTCTTGTCTTTAGCGGCAAGAGCGGCGCGTGCGTCTGCGAGTTCCTTCTCGGCCGCCTTGCGTGCAGCGCGTTCAGCCACAAGGGCTTTCTTCGCGCCGGCGTCAGGGTCGACTACGGGGGTTTCCGTCTCCGCATCTTCAGGTACGGGTTCGATGTTCGTTGCGTCCGTCACGGGCGCTTCGGTTTCTGACACGTGGAATCACTCCTACTTGGTGGATAGGTGGGCCGCATCACGCGGCCCGGATCCTGCTCAGGTAGAGCGGGAAGTTTTGGGCATAAAAAAAGCCCCAAACGGGGCAGGTCAACTAGGTTCAGAACAGGGGGTAAGGCCCTCAGTCGGGCGCACAGGGCCGCACGGAAGGTATTGACGAGTCGGGGACGGGTGTGCTATTCGAGGTAGCCATACCGCCCAAGAAGCTCACGCCAACGCTCAGGATTGTTGCCCGCCATTTTCAAGAGGGCTTCGGGCATGACACGGATCGCGGTCGTCCTCCGATAGCGGCCATCCTGAACAGCCTTCGCACCGCGGGCATTCTCCGACTTGCGGAAATCCCCCCGATAGCGTCCCTCAGCAGTCGTGTAAACCTGCAACGGGGAACCATCAGCCTTCTGACCGATCGTCATCGGGGTCAGCGTACGACGGGCGGCAGCAGGGTTCGTCGGGGGGTTGAACCCACCGGAATACTGGATCCCGTTAGCCCCACGACGGGCATTCACAACCTTGATCGGATCGGCACCGTTGCGGATAGCCTCAGCGCCCGCGTTCGTGAAAACGCGATCCTGATCCTTCTTCGACAGGGAATCGAAGAGGGACTGCGGCGAATCGTGAAACCCAGACGGGGCCTTCTTCCCCTCATGCGGAATCGGACACGTCGTGCACTGACAATGCACATGCCGGCAA